CTCTTATTGTTTTGATTGGTTCCATATCTTGTAGATCTTTATAATACCTATATGTAACACCTGTAAAATTATCAATAGTATACTTTGTTTCATCCCACTTTGGCGGAATGTAACTATCCCATTTGTCAATACCGTACACTATGTCAGCAAGTGCTTTCATATCATATTCAAAATCAAATGTAAAACAAACGTTATTATCCATTAAAAACTATATCCATTGTTTGTGTAGTTGCATCACTACTGTATTTACAATAAACTCCGCGTTCTCTTTTGTAGTTAAGTGTATTTTCATGCCATGTACCAATACCCGGTTTACTAAAACTATGATGGGTGTCAGGCCATATAGTAAGTTTACAATTGGTTTTTTCTTGATATTCTTTATCATACAGTGCAGGCGTCCAGTTATCAAGTTCTCCAACAAAAATATGAACTTTATTATTTCTAATATTGTATATTTCTTGAGGTAGGACAGTAGGTTTCAAACCAGGATAAAGACAATAACTTTCTTGCCACAAATCAGGAAAGTCTTTTTGTTGCAACCATACACCGGCAGTACCACCATCTGAAAATCCAACAACTTTACTTTTTGTAATATCTGCAAAAGGTATAAGGTCTTGTTTTGTTTTTAAATGCATGTATGCATCTAGTTGATCATATGCACGTTGCTTAGGCTCTATTCTATATTCATCTAAAGTTTCCCAATGCTGTTTGTATATTCCTCTATTACTATAGCTATCAACTATTATAACTGTATAACCTTTTTCAAATGCATGTTCAGTCCAAAGGTCTTCATTACTACTAATACCACCACTGCCATGTACAAGCCATAAACAAGGTTGTTTTTTTATGCTTTGGTCTTTTGTTTTTACTAAGACTGATATATCGTCTATAGAAAACACACTTGTTTTACATGTAGTTACAGTCATTGTAATCTCATTATGTATTGCTTTTCACCGTAGTGCATCATTTCGTGTGTCACTGTCCATTGGTATTTGCTTTTCTTTGCAAAGTATTCAAATAACTTAGGATTAAATTCTCTACTTAACCATATATCTTTATAGCCTAGTTCTTGTGCATAATCAACACTTTGTTCTAGTGTTTCTAAACCTCTTGATAGATCATCTGACCTAGTGCCAAAGTCAAAATTTCTATCTCTAGTGTGTCTGCTCATTATTCTAATAGAGCCGTTATACTGTGGGCGTTCCATACCTGCACTATAGTATACCATCTTATCATCAGCATACCCCATACGTGCAAATTTTGTGTGTTCAAACAAAGGCGTTTCTAGATAATTGCTTGCAAGTTTATGATCAACATTCTTTGCAAACAACTCTTTGATTTTATGCAGATGAGGTTGTATAGGTCCTATATACCATTTTATCATAGGTGGGCAATATCCTCTGTACCATCTAAACTGAACATTAGTGCGATACGAGGCTTGCTACTCATGTTTACAACAGCATGTGGATAACCTATGTTTAGAAAATATGCATTACCATTTTCTAAATTATATGCTTCTAATTTACCGTCACGTTTGAACAGGTTAATTACTTGTTTGTCACCATAGATAGGTACAATACATCTTACAGCATAATTTACATCGTAGTCAACATGGAAAGGAATATTCTTTCCTGCGGCAAGTTTTGTTATACGAATTCTACTTGCAGGTGCTTTCAATTGTGTAATTATTTTTTCAAAATAACTTCCTGTGTAATCTTCGGTAGGAATATTATAAAGATGTTCTTCTCTTCGTCTTAATCTTTCTTTGATATTTGTAGTATGTGGCAATATTTTACTAGGCGTTGTAAGATTAATTTGTTCAAAGTTATCATACACTTGACTAACAAGTTCCATATGATTATCGCACAACATAGGATTTGCTGTTCTAACATCTACAAATTTTTCTGCAAGTTTATCACAAGCAGATTGTAATTCTTTTAGATCGATATCTAAATTGTAGTTATGAATACTAGGTAAGTTTTTCTTGTTCATTGTAACATCCTGCTAGGCAAAGTCTTGCTATATCTTTGCTACGTCTAAATTTTTTATATATTTCCTTGGTGCTTGTAGCAAGCCAAACACTATCGCTAGGAACTATATCAAGCTCTGTACATAATTCTGTTTGTTTATTATACAATGAATTAAAAACAAAGTCAATATCAAAATTACTTATTATTTTCTCTGCAACTACATTTGCATAGTAATTATAATATTTTGCACTATGCGTTAATGCTTCTAATCTAGGATCAGGTTGTCTAGTAAAATACCAGCCTGTTCTAACATTGCGTATACCAAATGATTTAGATAAACTATAAAATACATATTCTACATTTTTTTCTATCTTTATTTCTTCAATTTCTGTACTTCCTACATATGCTAAATCTAATGCAACTGCACCTGTATTAGGTATTTGTTTGAAGTTGCCATCTATACTACTAGGTACACTCATATACTTTATTGCATCGTCGTAAGGACTGCCTCGTGTTACTACCCATTGATAATCACCTTCGTCCATATAAATTGTTCTATGCTCCTTTGCCATCCACCAATTCAATCCTTCGGTGATTCCATTCATAGGATATACGTAAAAATCTGACAAATCTATCACTGGTTTTAACCACTGTACAATGTTTGTAGAGTACTGTAAAACACCGTCTAAATCGCATTTTAAGGGCCCTACAGCGTGGTTTACTTCATTTAGTACGTTTGTCCTTACTGCTGTACTTTGAGCTAAAATAAGGTCGTTATAGCGAGTGATCATAGTGTATTCTGTCTTGTGTTTTGTACCAAAAAGTTGCTCTTAATAGTTGTCTTTCAACGCTATCTGGTACACCGTGATCGCGTCTATGCACACCTGTAAGTTGGTCTGCAATAACAATATCTGTTTCTTTCCATTCGTGTACATAATGATATTTTTTATCATGTAGTAAATCTTGTTTTAGTGTATTGTAAATATCTAATGCATCATCTACTGGTTTGTAATCTTGATCCACTAGATTTTGTATATTCATATAATTAAAAAATAAGCCTTCTGCACCTACAGGATGCTTTGGTACTAACCTATTGTATCCTTCATATTGATGCCTACCTTTTTTGTATAAATGCTTGTTTGCAGGATCAAAGTTTACAGCATTGTAAATAGTTTGCGTTTTGGCATTTTCATTAATTTGATGGTTGAGATTATGATCTAAATCTCCTTCTGCTTCGCCAGCAAGAGCTTGACCATCTAATCCTGCTCTATGCATATTAATAAATCTGTTTTCAAAAGTTTTACTTTCGTCCCATGTCCATTGTGTATATAATGTCCTATAGTATTCTTTAATATCTTCCGGTAAAGTTTTAAAGTAAGGCACAGTATTTGAATAAGTTGTCGGACTACATTCTCCGCTACCTGTTGGAATCTTATCACCATAAATGCAAACAACTTCATGACTGTCCTGTGTGTACAAAATATTGCTGTGCCAATCAATGTCGTGTTTTCCAAACAATCCTTCATGTCCGTGATCGTCAACTGCTTGGTTATTCACACGCCAAAAAATAGGAAACTCAGGATGAGCACACCAAACTTTAGGATGCTGATGATAACCTAGGTCTAATAAAAAGTCGTTGTATTGTGATAAACTCATACCGTGATCACGCATTACTACAATACCAACATCTTTTAATAATTTGACTATTTCATTTCTATCTGTACTTTTAGTAAAGGCTACAATTTCGCTCATTTAATTCTCCAATAAGTGTTCTAAATCTTGTTTGAACTGTATCGTACAACTTACTCTTGGAAAGTTGTTGTGATAAACATGTACCTGATGAGGTTCTAAAACACGCATCGCAACAGGTTTGTTTAGTACAAAACTATCTACTTCTTTTAAATTTGTTGTATCTACAGCATTATAACTTAGCCCATTAGTTTGCTTGCCCTTTTCTATAATTTTTGTTTTTTCAAAATATTTTGTTTCAGTATTTTCACAATTCATAATAGGAAAATTTACACGCACTGGTTTTTCAACAGCATCAATATGCACACTTCCTTCACTTTTATGTGATACAAATATTCCTGCAAATTCTATATCCCATTCAAATATATCTTTAATGTGCGGAAAGTTTTCTAGTAACCAGTCTGTTGCAAGTCGCCAGCTACCTTGTCCTTGTTCTATTAAGTGTGGATTTTCTAAAAGATAATTTTTTATTTCTTTTGCAATATCTTTGGTGTTTATGTCTAAATATGTATAATATTTCATCTAGCACTCGCTTCATGATGGTCTTTGTGATTGCCTTCCCAAGGAGCAATCAAGTTAATCCATAAATTATTAATAGGACCCTCTGCATCATGACCCCATAAATTTAATGCACCAAAACCAAAATAAGCAAGTGAGTATATTATTCCTAAAACAATAAGTGCTTTAGGACCAAAGATAAGTGTAAGTAGAATTGCGTTTGCAATATAGATTATATGTCTGTGTTTATGGAAAAATACTACCCTAGGATTTATGATCATGTCTTTGATGTATTTTCTTGGAATACTATCAACACGCCATAAACTAAAAAGTATTTTCCACCATGGCTGATATTTTTTACTATGTGGGTCTTTTGGTGTATCTGAATGTGCATGATGCATACGATGTACACCTACCCAGCCTAAAGGACTACGCCCTCCACATAATAGTCCGCAGTATAACATAACAACTTCTTGCAATGGCGTTGCTTTAAATTCTTTGTGTGAAAAGTAACGATGGTAACCATATGTTATGCCAATAGATACTATTAGCATATATGCAATGTATGAGAACAATATTAGATATAGAGCTTCCATACTAATACTTATCTTAACCTAGTGTTATATTATATTAGATTGGCCCAAGCACCATTTTCATAGCCTTGGAATTTATTAGTTGTAGTGTTGTAAACGATCATTCCGTTTGCACCTGTTAATGCGTTGATAGCAGTTTGATCCATGTTTCCTAACATTAATTCTTCAGTGAGCTTGGCATTACCAGCAACATGTAGTTTAGCAGTTGGTTGGAAAATACCAAAGCCAAATCTTACTATGCCGCCACCAAGGCCGCTGTTGTTGTTCATCATAAATGTATTTGCTTCTGGGAATGAACCTGAGTCGTTGTCAACAATCATATAGATTGACTGTCTACCACCTGCAATTTTTGCTTCAGGTTGTAATCCGCCTGTATCGCTTCTACTAAAGAAAATTTCACCTCTGTCTGATGTTTGTCCTGACATGTCAACAGTGCCTGTTGCAACCAAATCAAGTGCAACTTCGCTTGCACGTTTTACAGAAAGTTTAACTGCTGTAGAATTTATTTCATCTGCACTAACACCTGTTACATTAATTGTTTGTGCAGTACTATCAAAAATCTTTGTACTATCTTGCGCTACTAAATCACCTTCAATATCACCTACAAATCTATCTGCTGTAACTGTACCAATGTTAATAACTGAAGCCGCTCTAGTTGGACCAGGAGTCATAATTGCTTCTAAATTTACTGCTGATATAGTTTCTGCTTGTAAATCACCTGCAAATACAGTACCTGCTGTAACAGTTGATGCATCACCATCTGCACCTGATGAAACAATTACATCTCTGTTAGATGCAACTAGGTTGCCTTTAAATTCACCATTAGTTGTATCAACAAGTATTGTACTATCATCTTGAATAACATCGCCATTGATACTAATTTCATATGTTTGACCTTCTACGATGCCGGTACCGCCGCCACCCGTACCTGATATTGCTACCCAATTCGAACCGTTGTATACCTTAAGTGATTTACTTGGATCATCAAATACTACTTGTCCTAAAGCAGAGTCAGTGCCATGTGAAGTATAATCTGCTGAATTAAACACAGGCAATTGAAGAACAGTTTTTTGTCCTGTTGCTGTACCATATGTGTTTGTATCTAAGTTTACTTCAAATAATTTAGTTCCACCTACTTGTGCAACATTGAAGTTTGCATCTGTGCCAGGTCGTATGCTTACGTTTGGTGTACCATCAGTAGATGTAATGTAATAATTTTTTAAATCCATATTCTGGTTAAGTTCAAATTGTGCTTGAACTGGTGCACCAAAATTTACTTTGCCACCTGCAACTGAAATTGTTGTACCGCCTAAATCGATACTTGTTCCTGAAAGATATAGATCGCGGAATCTATTGCTTGCGGAGCCTAAATCATAAGCAATATTTGCGTCTGGAACAATGTTACCTTTTACAGTACCGTCTAGGTTGATTGAACTACTAATTGTGTCTACAAGTATTGTACTATCATTTCCGTACAAACTTTCTTTATCTGCACTACCTGGAACAAATGCTGATCCGTCCCATTGTAATACTTGTCCTATTGCTACACCACTGATATCTACATCTGTAAGTGTGCCTATGCTACCTAGTGCCGAATCAATAGCTACACCCCCTAGTGTCGACCCGTCACCTACAAATACCTTTTTAGTATCGGTAGTGTAAACAAGTTCGCCCTCTAGGAACGTAACCGCTTGTCTTTCGGCATCAGTACCGCGTCTTAATCTTAAACTCATTTATGGCTCCTGATATTCAATATATATATTCTTACTACAGTATTTATCACTGTTGTCATCTAACTGTATATTACTATTTCCGCTTTTTTAAGAACTGCTTAGTGCGTTTTTCGATGTCTTTACGCACCTTTTTGACGTCAACTCTAAAGTCAATATTAATTATAGAGTCTTCATATTCGCGGAACATAGCTTCTAAACCATAGTCTCCATCAGGGTTTGCTTTGATTTTGTCTGTTATCTCAATGACCCATATTTTGCCGTTATCAAAGTGGACAGTTACGGCTTGGAGATATTGCAAAGGCACTGTATGTATTTCAATGTCTTTGAATACCTCCGGCCAGTGTGAGATTACGTTTTGAGAAAGTTTGCTTCTGCTATTCTTCGACACTTTCTTTCACTTTGCTTTTCCTCTTTGTAGGAACAAGCTCCTCTGCTTGCTCTCTAAGACGCTTTGCTTCTTTGAACAAAGAGTCAGCTTGTGAACGATATTGTGCCGCAAGTTGTTCATCAGTAATAGGTGATTCACCTGCTACTGGTGTTGCATCTTCTACAATATTTGTTGTAGTTGGTGCTGGTTGTGGTGCTACTTCTGCCGGATTTGCTACTGCAAGATCTGCTACGGTTACACCTTTTTGTTCTGCAATAAGCTCGTTTAGCTCTTTCAAGTTCATACGAGTTTGATTGTTTGGCGTCATTTCTACAATTTCGGTAGGTACTTTTGTAAGTTTACCTGTTGTATGAAATCCAGCCAGCATGTTACGACCATCTTGTAGTTGTGCTCTAGCCATTGCATTAGCTAAATGATCTTCAGTTTGACCAGCATTACTTTCAACTAACTTAATAAGTTCGTCGTGGTCTGCCGCATCTAAACTTTCAGTATGGACAACTAGACAGTTGTCTGGATCATCTGGAAGCACTCTGTAAGCTACAATTAGTTTTCTATTGTTAGTAGTCAATCTACCAACATGTTTTAAGTCAGCCATTATTTTGCTCCTTCTGAAGGTTCCTTAGGTTGATTTTGGGAAACTGCATTTAAGAAAGCTTCAAGTTTGTTATAAACTGTACCAACACTTAACATTTCGTTGGCTTTGAATGCACCACGTGTTGTAGCAACATCAATAACAGTTTTCAACCCTGCAAGATCTTGAATAGTTAATTCAATACCTTTACCTGGAGCAGTTTCCGGTGCTCCTGCTGGTGCAGTTGTTTCAACTTGAGTTTCAGGTTTCTTTTCTGTTTCACTCATAAACGTTTCTCCTATATTAATAGTTATACCAGAATATTTATTTGTATCGTAAATGTGGACAGGCAATATTGAAATAGGATAGTTCTTTACCCTCTTCAAAGCCTACTTTTATGATGTTTTGTCCGTTTTTACCCAGTGTTTTGCCTACATAGAATCTGCCTTTAAGGTTATCTTCTATCCATGTATTCATGGCGCCTTCTAAATTATACTTCAATTCTATCTGAGTATATTGGAAGTGTGGCGGAGCAACGGGCATTGCTCTCGCATTGAATAAGTCTAGTGCATTTGGATTTTTAAGCCGATTTCTCATAATGAGCAGTTACTCCAAATGGTGCTTGTAAATTTTTATCTCTGTTACTGTGGATAACAAAAATAGTATCACAGTAATCATCATCGCCCCAACTGTCCCATGTATAGCCGTCTGTAAACATAATTAGTTTTTTAGGTCGGATATCTTTATCTTTCATATAGTTCCAGTTACACATAAAATCTGTGCCGCCGCCGCCTTTTACTTTGTAGTCGTCAATTTGTTTACCACCATCTGCACTGAAATCTTCTTCATTGTATACAGCAGTATCAAAACACCAAATCTTAACATTGTACTCTTTGTACTCGTCCATAATACCTTTTACTTCACCAAGAAAATCTTTTGCCTGATCATCACCTATTGAACCGCTCATATCAATGCTAACACAAATATCAATAGTCTCATCAAAATTCATACCAGGAAGGATTGCACCAGTGTGCCAACCTTTACGTGAAGGACGAGCAAAAGTATAATCATTTCTAATTGTACTTTGAATTTGTTGTCTAAGCAATTCTCTCCAATTCATTTTAGGTTCGGTAAGTTCTTTAATCATTCTTTCAATACCAGCAGGAACATTACCAGCGCCAGCACTTTGAGCAGATGAAATCATGTTTTCTTTTATTTCATCACGGATTTTACGAAGTTCATCTTTTGAATATTTAGGCTTACCTTTAGAAACTTTGTTACCATTTTTATCTTCGCCTTCTTGATTACCTTTGCTATCTCCTTCGCCATTATCATCTAAGTCTAGATGTTCGTCAAGCAATTCCCCAAGTTGTTTTAATTCTTCTTCATCATACTTGTTGAAAATATCATCGTATACTTCTTCTGATGTCCAGCCATCATATTTAAAGTCTTGGAAACAATCTACTAATTTAGGCTTTTCACCAATACCATCTCTTACAAGCAGATTGTTTACAATGTAATCTGCTGAGATGTTATAAACCATAGGATCACGGTCACCTCTACGCCCTAAATGATCAAAAACACAATGTAAAATTTCGTGTGCTACAACAAACTCAATTTCTTTCTTGTCCATAGCGGCAAAAAATTGGGTGTTGTAGTATAAGTTTCTGCCGTCAACTGCGGCTGTAGGGCACCAATCATCTGCGGCAAGTACACGCAGTCTAGTAGCCATGTTACCAAAGAACGGATGTCTAAGAAGTAGTCCTACACGAGCAACAATAATGTCATCTAACACCTGAACACGCATTTCTTCAAGTTGTTCGGGTGTAATATTAGGATCCGGAGACCAGTGTTTTTTACCTTCTACATTATATATTGGTTGTGTCATTGTGCCATGTCCTTTGTAATTACAGTATTTAATATAACAAAATTATGCATATTTGTCAACTAAAATGGTAAAAGGGGCACTAGGCCCCTTTTACTCTTATGAATTTGCGGCTTGTATATATTTGCCAAACCGCTCATGGAACTCATCAAAACACTCAACTTCATCTGGATCGATTGGAAGTTGATATTGAGTAATAGCTACCTTAATACCCATTACAACAAGTTCAGTTTCAAAGTTGTCCATAGCAAACCGCAGGAAGTTATTAACCATGTCATCAAACTTCTTGTCAGCTTTATCAGCGGCCTGTTTGAGTTCATAGCAGAGTGAAACAGTCAAGGAATACATGGCACTGATTTCTTGAGTTTTCAACTCTTTAACTTTTCCTGCAAGTATGTCTGTTGGATTAGGTAATTGTGACGCAACTTTACGGTGCGCCATAAATTTGACAGCCAACCCTTCTCCAACTGCACCACTTACCAAATCGGTAGTGGTTGCTTCGTCCTCATCGTCTTCAAGCAGTTCTGAAACAAACGACCAACTACGTGGTGTTGCAAAAGAACGTGAAGGACTCTTAGGATCGAAATCGTATAAATCTTTCTTAGCAAACTGCAAGTAACCTACAACATCTGCATGTTGATTGTTTGCTACAGCCCACTCAAACCAATCATCAAAGCTCACAGCCATTTCTAAGTGTACAAATCTGTTAGCAAGCGGAGCAGGCATTCTGTAAGTAACACCTTTATCTGCTTCTCTGTTACCAGCCGCAACAATAAGAACATTGTCAGGCAGTACATATTGTCCTACTCTACGATTAAGAATTAACTGATAGGCCGCCGCTTGTACTGCTGGCGCCGCAGAATTCATTTCGTCTAAGAACAAAATAATCCATTTATGTTTTTTAGCAGTCTTCGCATCTGGAAGTTCTGCTGGCGGTGCCCATACCATCTTGTTGTCATTGGCCGCATAATACGGAATGCCTTTGATGTCTGTAGGCTCCCAAAGTGAAAGTCTTACATCGATAACTAGAGCTTCAAGCTCGTTACCAATTTGGTGAATAATGTCCGACTTACCAATACCTGGAGGTCCCCAAATAAAGAGTGGACGTTGCTTTTTAAAAGCTCTGTGAATTGATTTTTTAGCCTGGTTTGGGCTAACTGTGCGAATTGCTACTGCTTCCATGTTGTATTCCCTTCTTTGTTAATCAGTGCCTTTGTTTAACTTATGCTACTAATATAACAAACTATTGTCAGAAAGTCAACCTATTTTGGAATCTTTTTCTTGTCTTTTTATCGCTTTATTAAGTCCGTATTTCTTGACATCTCCGCTAAAAAGGTGCAATTCGACTGCTTTCTTTTCTTCTGTAACGGTTATTCCATATTTGCCAAGCCAATAAGGACAATCAATAAATTGATCTAACCAAATAATGGTTTGTGTTGTTAATTGAAAATCTTGAGGAAATGGTACATCATATGTTGATATATCCAATTTTTCTTGTAAGAAAGTTATGCCTTCATCTGTAAGACGTAATCCACCTGTTTCTTTTGAACGCATGTTTTGCCACCACACTGGCATATATTCACGCATACTTGCTTCTGTAATTGCAATGCCTGCATTTTTCAAGAAGATTTTAGTATACGTCTCTTTCCAGTTCATTCTTTAACTTCTTCACCTGAAGTTAACATTACAACTTTGAAGTCTTGAACATCAAACATATCGTTTAGTTTTTTTGCTAGATTGTGTGCATGACCTGGATTAGAAAAACTTGTTTTCTTATATTTAGGTCCTGGATAATTTGTAAGCATATTAGAGCTTTTTAAATTAAAAGGTTTATTCTTATAGAAGACTGCCCATATAGCTTCTGCATCTAATACTTGCTCGCTTCTATAGGTCTTTTTATTTACAAATTCTAATAATACAGTAGGCTTCGGTCTACTCATATGCGTAATTCCTTAATATTATATACGCATATATTTATCTCTTTTTTGAGGTTATATTACCACTTATTGCCGCCGTCCATTTGTACTTCTACAGTATCTTCGGCAGTATTTGCATTGTCTGTTACAAGTTTTTCTAGATCGCCGTGCAGTCTACTCATAACTACACCTAATGTAAATGCAAGTGCTTTTGCTTGTTGAATATTTAATTTTACTTCTCGTGCTTGACCTGCATCGGCACTCTTAACAGTGTTAATAAAATTTTGTATACTTGAAGTGTTAAGAGGCTCTGTTGACACGTGATAACTCCTGACGCATTTCAATATCAGTCTTAAAAGGACCTCTATATTCATAACGTTCTAATGTAATTAATTTAGGACAAAAACTTTTTACCCAACCTTTTTCAAAACGAATACAATAGTATCCTGCACAATACAAACTCTTTGATTTGTTGCTTTTGCTAAACAAAGGAAGTTTTCTTTGTACATCATAAAGTTCATTAAAAGGTTCACAACTAGTTGGATAGTCATGTACGTTAAATTCTTTTGTTTCTACTTTATTATCAACAGCACTCCAACTGATTTTACCCAAATGTTTTTTCAGTTGATTCATTGTTGGAAATACAGTTGTGCCTCTATTGCAAGAATAAGTGTAACACTCATCGCTTGCACTCACTGTACCAATGTTCTTGCCGTTTTCTTCAACGATCCAGAACTTGTCTTTTAAGACTTCTTTAGCATTTACAGTCATTGTGGATACCTCGCTTGTAGTGGTTGTGCATATTGTTGTGCTTGGTCTGCAATACGTTGCATATCCCATTTAGCACAAAACTTCATTAATCTCATACCAACCTGTGAAATATCTTTAGGTTGGACTTCTTGAATAACATTTTGTATCATGTCTTTAACATCATCTGGCTGTGCAGACAAGTCGCAAAGTGTAACATTGCGATTGTAATCATCTAGCACACGATGTTCAACACCTTCATGATCTACCCAACGCTGTAGCATCATGTTATTCCAGTTATAACCTTTTGTATCTTTGTCAGCAAATGCTTCAATAAGGCCTACTTTGTTACGTGTGCCTTTCTTACGTACACCTGGATACGCACTAAAAACATTATCGCTTGTGTCGCCACGCATACATTTTTCAAACAACATAAATGCAGGATCAGGTGCAGGCTTTGCTTCACCAG